TGCCTGCGGGTGAGGTCATGCGAACCCCCACGGCACGTGTCGAGCGAGGCGCTGCGCGGCCGCCTTGAACGGATCCGCGCTGATGCGGATCGGCGAGCCGTCGATCGTGTTGACCGAGACGACACCGTTCCGCGCCGAGCGCCGGTAGTAGAGCTCGCTGCCGAGCTCGATCGCCTCGCGCTTATAGATCTCGTCACCGAGCGGGCTGACCGTCGCGGCGGTCACGATGTTGTCGACGATCGTGTACGACACGTCGCTCGGTACGCGCTTCTCGATGAACGCGACCGCCTCGCGCACGCACGACTGCACGTACTCGTCGTCGGCGGACGCGTCCACGTACTCGGCGAGCGCCTGCGTGAGTTCCTCGATCGTGGGCACGGCCATTGTCACTCCTGCGGCTCGGGCCGCCACTTCTCCCAGTCGGCGGCGTCGACGGTGACCGAGAGGCCGGCCCCGTCGGGGTGGGCGTAGTCGTCCTCACCGACCCACCGCGGCTTGCGGTGCGTCGTTCGGATGCCTGTGTGCACGTGGACGGGGATATCGACCATGCGCGCGCGGGCACAGAAGCTCAGATCCTCGCTGAGCAGTTGCCCGGTCGTCGGGTTGACCATGCGGTCGTACCACCGCCCGGCGCCGAACCGGTCGGCGATGCGCTCGAGCGCGGATCTGTGGATCAGCACGAACGCGGATCCGGTCGCTGCGACCTCGGCGAGCGTGTCGCGCGGGTAGTTCCGCCACGCGACGAACCCGGCGCGGCCGTCTGGCGCCTCGTGCCACTGATACAGCGCCGGCACGACCTCGGTGCGGAACCCGCCCATGCCGTCGGGCGCGTACTCCATCGACGCGAAGCACAGGCCGCCGATGATGGGCCGCTCGTCGGGGTCGGCCGCCTCGAGCAGCCGGTCGAGGGCCTCGGGCGCGAAACCCATGTCGGTGTCGATCCACCACAGCCACTCGCCGCCAGACTCGAGGAACGCGGTCGCGGTGTCATTGCGGGCCGCGATGAGCCCGCCCGAGCCGCATCGGGTCGGCATCCACTGCGTGAGCCGCCGCTGACCGAGAAGCTCGGCCGCGACGACCTGCAGGAGTGAGTGCATGAACGATGCGTCGACCTCGGTCGGGTGCACCCACGCGGCGACGACGTCACCCACGGCGGCGGGCGTTCGACTTCTCGCCGGGCGCGGCGGTCTTGCTCTCGACGACCGGCTCGGCCGGCGCGAGGTCGAGGCCGAGTGCGTCGCGAGGGCTGTCGCTGAAGAGCTCGGGGTGCCGCTTGACGACGATCGAGTCGGCGGCCCACGCCTGGCCCTTGAGCACGTGCACGCCGCGGTCCTCCATGAAGAGCACGGTGGTCACGGTGGCGACGACGATCGGAGATTTCATGGCGGGGATCCCTTCGGGGGTCAGGGGTTGGGGGATGGATGGGCGCTGGGCCGGGCCGCGTGTGAGGCGACCCGGCCCAGCGGCGACGTCAGCCGGACGTCTTGTTCTGCAGGATGCGGAACGCGCCCGCGTCGACGACGTTCGAGCCGTTGCGCGCGTACGCGAACCACCCGCGCTCACCGCTCGGGCGGTTGTTGGACGTGTGGAACAGGTGCGGCACGAGCTCGACGCTCATGCCGGCGCGCTCCACGATCACGAACCGGCGGAAGTCGCCGACGACGAGGATGTTCGCCGCGTTCGTGCCACCCGCGAAGTCGGGGATGTACGTCGCGGCCTCGACGGGGCGGTTCCGCAGGCGCTCGAGCTGGCCGGTCAGGTCGGTCGTGCGCGTGCCGTACGCGTCGCCGAACGCGGCAATGTCGGACGCGGTGCCCGCGCCCATGACCCACGTCGCGTTCGACTTGGCGCGGTCGGGCAGCGCCTTCCAGACCTTCGTGATGTCAGGCGCGCCGAGCACACCCGACGTGGTCGTGGCGACCTCGACGTTCGTGTTGGCGTCGAGGGCGGTCACGATACCCGTCGGCTCGCCCGAGCCGGAACCGACCGCGAACTTCTGCGCCTCGAGCTCGTCGTAGCCCTCGGCGAGCAGCACCGACACCTCGGAGGCGAAGCCGGGGTAGTCCTGCGCGATCTCGATCGAGAACGGCACGAAGCCGCGAGCCGTGTGCACGGCCACGCTCGGCTGCCCGGTGCCGGGCGCGTCGTCCGACACCTCGGACGCCTCGGCGTCGTACGACCACGACACGCCGGCCGACGAGACGCCCTTCCACTCGTTCGTCGTGATCGTGACCACGCGCGAGATACGGCGGAACGGGTTGAGCGACTGCTGCGCGGTGAGGATGATCGTCGGGTCGATCAGCACCGGCACGCCGTAGCCGCCGGTCGTGCCGGCGCCCTCGGCCATTGCGCGCTGCTCCCACTCGCGGAACGCGGCGATCGCGCGGGCCTCCTCGGGCGTCCACGCCGGCGTCGGCGACGTCATCGCCTTCATGAAGGCGCTGCGGTAGTCGTCGTTCTCCGTCAGGAGCAGGCGACGCGCGATGTGCGAGCCGTCGGTGTCGGCCGCCGTCGAGCGGATCAGGCGCTCGACGCGCTGCTCCTGCTCGGCGCGAAGCTCGAGGCTCTTCGCCGACTCCTCGGCGCGCTTGAGCGCGCGATCGACGGCCTCACGCCGGCCCATGCGAGCGACGTCGACGACGTCGTCGGTCGGCACCTTCTCGCCGACCTGCAGGCTGCCCCAGCGGGCACGCGACTCGGCGACGCGCTTCGCGCGCGCGGCGCGCTCCTCGGCGACCGCGAGCTGCTCGCGCACCTCGGCCTCCTCGGCGTCGAGCGCCTCCCAGCGGGTCTGCTGCTCCTCGTTCAGAGCCTCCTCGCCGGCGGCCTCGTGGATGCCGCGGCGCTCGACGTCGATCGCGTCGAGGCGGCCGCGCAGTTCCTGGATCTCCTTGTCCATGTCAGGACTCCTTCTTCCGGTTGTGCATGTGGATGAGACGCTCGCGCTGTGCGTGCGTCAGCCCGCCCGAGTGGCGCGCGGCCGGCTCATCGGCGGCGGGGTTGTCCGCGGCTCCGTCCTCGGGCGCAGTGGTCGAACCGGCTGCGCGACCGGGCAGAGTGCGGGAGTTGCGCACGAGCTCGAGCTCGCCGACCCGCTGCGGGTCGTGCGAGCGCAGGCGCTCGTAGAAGTCGTCGGTCATCGACCGCACACCCGAGGTGGCCGCGCCGTTCGCGGGGAACGTGACGGGGCCGAACTCGAAGAGTTGCACCTCGGTGATCGTGCGCTCGGGCAGGCCGCGAGGGTTGTGATCCGACGTGCCGGGGTCGTCGTTCCACTCCTCCTTGATGACCCGCATCCGCATCGACGAGCCGTACACGCCGGCCTGCAGGCCGGGCAGAAGCTCGCGCACGTAGGCGGTGTCGAACAGTTGCACGTCACCGACCGCGCTGTCTGCGTCCTCGCGCAGATCCTCGATCGTGCCGAGCACCTTGTCGCCGATCTGCGGGTCGAAGCCGTGGTTGAAGAGCACCTTGATCCGGTCGCGGTTCTCCTGGATCGTCTTGGAGAACGCGCCTCGCACGGTGCGCTCGAGGAACGTGCCCTCCCACCACGAGTCGATCTCGTACCAGACGCCGAACGGCGAGAATCGAACCTCCATGATCGGGGTCGCGTTCTCGCCGGCCGGATCCGCCGCACGCACGACGAGCGGTGCGGATCGTACGACCTCGAGTTCAGGAATCGGGTTCATCATCTGCCTCCTGCCGTGCGCCGGCTACTGGGATCGGCTCGTCGCCGCCGGGGATATCGGTCGTGATCCGCTCGATGCGGCGGATCTCGTTCGGGGTGCGCCAGCGGTTCCGCAGCGCGAGCTCGTGGGCCTTGTAGCGCTCGAGCGTGGTCGCCTCGAGCAGCGCGTCACGGTTGAGCTCGACCCAGTGACCGCGCGGCACGAACCGGCTCAGCACCCGCTCGTAGCGGCGCAGCCACCTGTTCATCGACAGCACGAGCAGGTCTTGCCGGCGATCGACGAGGTTCGCGTAGGTCTGGCGGCCGCCGCTGCTCGAGTCGGTGAGCCCGAGGATCTCGGGGAAGCCGGGCCCGAAGATCCGCGCGCACTGCGCCTCGCTGAGCCCCTGCGTCTGCAGGAACTGCGACTCCTCGGGAGTGATCTGGATGTTCGACCACTGCCAGCCCTTGCCGAACACCATCGGCTCGCCGCTGCCGCGCTTCTCAGCGAGCCGCGCCTTCGCCTCGGCCGCCTGATCGGGGGTCAGTTCGACCTCGGTGTTGTAGAGCATCCCGCTCGGGTGCGCGCCGTCGGTGAACCACTGCCGGCCGAACCGTGAGGTCGCGAGCGAGACACCGATCGTGGTCGCGTGGTGCTCGATCGGCGAGAGCCCGAGCAGCCGGCCGGCCATAGGGTTCACCCGCCAGTGCGCGAACCGCTCGTCGGGCACCTCGTGACCCCTGACCCACCACTTCGGCTTGCCGTCGACGATCGCGGCGGTGACGTCGTCGGGGTTGAACAGGTCGACGGTGCGCAGCCGGTACGTGTCGCGATCGACGACGTCGCCGAACGCGTTGCCGGTGAGCAGCCACGACCACAGCAGCCGGTAGCCCCAGTCCTCGAGCCCGCGGCCGTCACCGCCCGGATCTTCGAGTTCGGGCGGCATGTGCGCCGCCCGACGCTCGTCCGACGAACCGGCGTACACGTGCACCGGAAGCTCGGATGCGAGCGACGCGATCAGGTCTGCGGTCGTGCGGATCGCGACCGACTGCGCTGCGGTCGTCGGCGTGACCGACACGTCGGCGTACGACCCGATCACGGCCGGCACGTGCGGCGCGTAGTAGGTCGCGCGCTCCTCGGTCTGCTGCGTGATGGGCGGCCCTGAGAACAGACCCATTAGAGCCTCCTATCGAGCACGAGCAGGAACACGCCGGTAGCGATGCACGCGAGCGGGGCGCCGACGAGCCCGAGGCCGATCGCGAGCATCCCGGCACCGATTAAGCTGAGCGGCAGGCCGACGAGCGCGACGCCGAGGACGACGAACGCGGCGCCGAGCACGCCGGCGAGGTAGGTTCGCACGGGGCGGCCTCCCTAGAAGATCTGACTGATCGGGTCGTACGCCGACCCTGCTGCTTTCCAGACCGCGAGCGTCGCGGCGTACATGGGGCTGATATCGCCCATCGACCCGGCGCGAATCCAGGTGAACGCGCGCTCGCCGAGATCCTTCTTCCGCGCCGACGTGACCGCCGTCGTGAGCTCGTCTTGCCCGAGGTGCCGCAGCCGGCCGTCATGCGCGAGGTCGTAGAACCGGCCGCACGCGGCGATCACCTCGGAGTTCGGCACCCGCTCGACGGTGATGCCGTCCTCCTCGAGATCAGGCACGAGCGACTCGGCCGCCGAGCCCTGCGCGATGTGGATCGTCAACCGGCCGCGCTTGCGGAGCATCTCGCGCAGCCGGAACCGCACCCACGTCGTGCCGGGCCGGTAGTCGAACTCGCGCTCATTGCTCGTGATCTCGACGTGCACGCGGCCGTCGTCGCGCGGGCCGGCGACGACGACCGCCGCCCACGTGCGGTCGGGCGCGACGTCGAGCGCGAACACCGGATCCGACGTCGACGATCGCGGATCGAGCATCGTGCGCCACACAGCTTCGGGGATCGCGGCGTCACCGAGCGGCTCATCCCACCACCCGAGGCACTCGCGCATGAACTCGTCGGGGTCGAGCTCGCGGCGCAGGTCGGCGATCGCCGCCATGTGCTCGGGATCTTTACGGGCCGTGACGATGCACGCCTTCCGCCACAGATCCATGTCGTCGAGCGCGCAGCCGGGCGTGCCCACCATGTGATCGCAGTCGCGCCGCTCGCACTCACGCCGCGGCGCGAGCCACTCGGCGTACACGCTGCGCGGCGCGCCGGCGCGGCCGCGGTCACGCACACCGCGCAGCACGCGCGACTTCGCCATGCCCGCCGACGACGCGTACACGACCTGACCGGCCGGCTGAGAGATCATCGTCGGCAGCAGGGCACCCATCATCGGCGCCTCGAGCGCGAACCCCTCGTCGAGAATCACCTTCGCGGCCGTCAGACCACGACCACCCGCGCTCGTGCGGGCCTTGAACCGGATCCGCGCGCCGCCGAACCGGGGCTTGATCTCGATCGCCTGCGAGCCCGAGCCTGTGCGGATCCGCTGCACGCGCCGGTCGAGATCGGGGCACGACGCGATCGCCGCGATCAGGTCGCCGAACGACTCCTGGGTCGTCGAATACTCGTGCGCCGACCACACGACGAGCGGCTGCGGCATCACGAAGAGCCACCCGAGCGCCAGCTGTTTCAGCCACCCGGTCTTGAGTTGCTGACGAGCGACGATCGCGGCCGCCGAGAACGCGGCCGGCCGATCCGGGTCATGCGGGTCGAGCGCGAACGTCGCGTCGAGCAGAAGCTGCTGCTCGGGGTACGGCTCGAGGCCGGCCATAGCCGCCACCTCGCCGACCTCGGGCCCGAGCGTCACGAGCCAGTCGGGGTGCGTGTAGTAATCAGGCGCCGCGAGCCTGCCTGAGCTTCTCGTCACGCCGCTTCGTCACCTCATCCATGCGATCGACTCGCGTCACCGACGAGAGCGCCGCCTCGACCGCCTCGTGCAGACGGTTCGACAGCGTCGCGACCGCCGTTCCCGCCTCGCGCGGGTTCGCCATGCGCTCGGCGAGCAACATCGCCCGCTGACCATCGACCGTGTCGAGCACGCCGGCCTCTCGCAGCGTCCGTTCGGTCGCCGCGACGAGCGGGTGCGGCTCGGCCGGCTCTGCAGACGGCGTGACCGGCGTCGGAAGGGGCGAGATCGGTGCGAGATCGGGGTTATCGCTACGCTTACGAGCCCGCGACGCACCCACACGGCAGCGCTTCGAGCAGTACTTCGCCGTCGTCCGCTGCCCTACGAACGGCTCGCCACAGTGGGCGCAGTTGCGCGCGACCATCGCGAACCTCCCGTCTCGTCGTTAGCGCTACCGAGAGCCCCGTGAGTGTGCGCGCGACTGGCCAGGTGGGTGTCGTCGGTGTCGATGCCAGAAAAACGGCCTTCCCCGTCACCAGTTCTGCGAGCGTGGGCGTCTCGGTGTGATGCGTCGTGCCCTGCGCAGTCGCTGTGCTTTGCGTCCGCCTGCGCGTTCGTTGCATCGTGCGTGGCTGGGGCCGAGGTAGTCGGTGCCGTCGTCTGTGTGATCGAGGTGCCAGTCGTCGCCGGCGTCGATGGGGATGCCGCATCGTGCGCAGGGTGGGCGTTGCCCGTTCGCGATGCGCTGTGCCCACTCTCGGCGTCGGGTGCGGTGCTCGGCTCGGTAGCGGTCAGGGTTGCCCATGCTGTGTGTCGTCGTCGGTGTCGAGCTCGGCGATGAGCAGGTCGCAGCACACGACGCCGGGGATCGTCTTGTCGCCGCAGACGGGGCACGCGTTGCGGCTCGAGGGCTTGCACATGCGGGGTCACCTCACCGCCGGCGTTGAGTGCGACCATGCCGGCGCACAGGATGCCGGCGACGACTACGTATTCCTGATCGAAGGGCGCGCGTGGATCGCTCGCTGGATGCGCCGGGCAGGTGCTGGGACACCGCCCGGCGCATCCGTTCGATCCCGCCTGGCCGGTAGCGGGATGGGATCGGCGAGCACCTCGGGTCAGAAGGCAACTCGCCGCGGGTTCACAGTTCCTCGCCGACCGTGAGCGAGGTCGGCAGGTCGTACTGTGTGTGCTCGGGAGGTCGGCATGACGACGAAGTCGCGACAGTGCACGGTGTGCGGTGAGACGCATCTACTGCGCCCGAACGGGCTAATGTCCATCCACTACACGGCATCAGGCGAGCGGTGCGAAGAACCCGAGGCGCGGCGGCACCGCGAGCGCGAGGCGCAGCGGGCGGATCCCGAGCATCGCCGCGAGGTCGCGAGACGGGAAGGCCGAGCGCGACGAGGCGTACGCTGCCGCACGCGGCGCGAAAGCGTGGGTCGGCACCTCGGCGCACCGACCGGTCGATCTACGCGACCGGCCATGTGACGATCGTGCGCGGCGGGATCCCTGGCAGTAAGCGATAGCCGGTCACACATGACGAAAGCCCACTTGTGTGTAGACACACTCGTGGGCTTGCGTCACCCAGTCTATCTGAGCGGGCTGTCAGCGCTGCGAGGTCGCGGTCGGCGTGTCGTCGGGTGCGCACGCCTCCCGCGACCGCTGAACGCGGGCTCGCCGAGGGGCGACACGCGGATATTGTGAGCGGGTGGAATGGGTATGGAACGCTGGCGGCGTGCTCATCGCGGCCCTCGCGCTCTGGGTGTCGATCCGCACATCCCGACGCGAACAGCGGCGGGCGGATGAGAGCGCGGAACGGGAGCGGCGAGCCGAGGCGCGAATCGCACAAATCGAGCAACGCGAGGCCGCTCAGTTCGAGATCGTCCTTCTTGGCGGCAGGTCGTTCGAGGGCTCGTGGCTGCTCGGGATCGCCGTCAACGGCACAGTGACGATCGGGGGCTTGAGGATCGATCCCGCGAGCATCCTGGATATCGGCGTGGGCGGAGCAACTTTCTGGATGACAGCCGAGCCGGGCGATGTGCTCAGACACTTCTGGTTCCGGGGTAGCGAGGAAGATTGGCCCGAGACTATTCGGCTGACCTTCGACCGACCGTTCGGCGGATCGCGAATCGTGCGGGTGCCGCGACCGGGCGTGCGCCTATCTGACTAGATCGCCGCCTCGGCGTCGTCGCGGTGGTCGATATCCCACCGCAGCCCGCGAAGCTCGTGCGAGCCGCGCCACACGTGACCGCACGCCCGGCACGTCGCTCAAGCGCGCGCGAGGATATCCGGGTCGCCGTCCCAGTAGTCGACCCGCACCGGGTGCCGGTACACCGTTCCGTCGACGTCTGTCCACGTGTCCGACTCACACAGCGGGCAGGCCGTCGTGATCTGCATCGACCGTGGCGGGTTGAGCTTCCCCCGGATCATCCGCGCCCAGCCGCGCAGGGTGGCGGCGTAGAAGCCGATAGACGCCGGCTCCCAGCGCCGCCCGAGCGCCGCCGCGTACCACGCGCGCAGGTTCACGGCCGGGTGCCGATCCGGGGTGACCGACAGCATCCGGCACCAGTCGCGGATCACCGAGTCGATCACCGTGAATTGGTGCAGCGCATCGCTATCGAGCACGTTGAGCGCCCACCGCTCGACCATCGCTCGGCCCGCGCCCGCGCCGAGCGTCGACGCGATCGCCGCTTCCAGCTGGTAGAGCAGCGGCTCGTGCGTGACGCGCGTCGTCTGCGCGTGGTCTTTGCCGTGCTCGTCGGTCACCCACTGCACGACGCGCGTCACGGTCGGCTTCGTGAGCTCGTCGACGGCGTCGAGCAGGTCGCCCATCTGATCAGTCGTCGTCGCGTTCATCCCCTGACCCCTTCCATGCCTGCACTCGCAGAGCACCCACTTGTCGTTCGCGTCGAGGGCCGACTCGGTGCAGTTCTCCGGCCGGCCGAGGCATTTGCCGGCCCGGCATTCCGGGCACATGTGCTCCGGCGTCGTCATGCGATCGCCTCCCACACGCGGATGCACGTGGGCTCGTCGAGGGTCCGCATCCCGAGCCCGCCCGTGAACGCGATCGGCTCGGCGATCGGTCGCGGGTTGGCGAACTCGAGGTGCCAGCCCGGATCCGGCGACGCCCACGGCGAGCAG